ACGGAATCTTCTCCGCGCGCCAAGTTCGTGCAGAAATGGGGCTTGAGCGAGAGGGCTCGTGCATGACTGACCGCCCCGCGACTCTCTCCCTCGCCGTCAACGAATGGCGCAAGCTTGTCCAGGCCAACCTGGAGCAGGCATTCGAATTCACGCAAGGTCACGCTGAGATCACGGCTGATGAGGCTCGTGGCTTGGCGCAGCATCTCGACCGGATGAAGGCGCTTGTGATGGCATGGCATGCATCGGCGCGGCCGCCCGCGCAAACGGTTCGGGAGAGTCTTGAAGAAGCCGAGGCAGAACAGGCGGCCAAGCCCGCCGAGGAGCAGCCTAAGAAGCGGGGTTGGCCTCTCGGCAAGCCTCGTGGTCCTCGTAAGCGCATGAACCCGCAGGTGATGCAATGAAAGTTGGCGATCTCGTAGCGCTGAAGTCCGGCGGCCCATTGATGACGGTCACATGGTTAGAGCCACGCGCGCCAACTCAATGATCTGCGAAGCCCTCTCCTAAATGCCCTCACCCTTTGCCGCGCTAAACATCCCCGCGCCCCCCAAGCCCGAGGACGAGAACGCACGTCTGCCCCCGATTGAAGTGGACCTGTCTGCGCCCGGCGAGGCGGTATCCTTCCAAGACGGCGCCAAGGTCACGGAACTCCCTGACGGCAGCGCAGAGATTGACCTGTCTGGCGGTTCTCAGAAGCCCAAGTCGGACAAGTTCAAGGCCAACCTCGCTGAGGAAATGGACGATGCGGAGCTAAACCGTATCGCCACTGAAATCCTCGAGGGCATCGACCGCGACGACGACTCGCGCAAAGATCACCTTGAGATGATCGCCGAGGGCATGAAGCTCTTGGGCTTGATCATTGAGTCCGCCAATGCGTCGTCCGCATCATCCTCCGCCCCGCTTGAGGGTATGTCCACCGTTCGCCATCCACTTCTGTTGGAGGCGTGCCAGCTCTTCCAGGCCAATGCCTTGGGCGAGCTGTTGCCAGCGGAAGGCCCGGTCAAGGTCAGAGACGATCGCCCGCGCGCTCCGGTAGACGAGAGCGTATCGCCTGTCAGTCCTTTCACAGCTCCGCCGGTCTCCCCACCTCCCGGCGTTGGCGCACCTGGGGGCGGACCCGCTCCTCCCGCCGCTCCCGGGATGCTGCCACCTCAGGTGCCGCCACAGGCGCCGCCACAGGCGCCGCAGGGCGCTCCTCCGCCTCAGGCCGGCCCGCTTCCTGGCCCCGCTCCTGTGCCGCCTACTGGCGCCCCAATGCCCGGCGTTCAAGCCATTGGCGCCAACGGCGGTCCACCGCTTGACCTCGACAAGGAAGAATACCGCGACGAGATCGCCGACGCACTCGAGAAGGACTTCAACCACTATCTGACGGTCACGGACAAGGGCTACGTTCCCGACACCGATCAGATGTTGTTCAAGGTCGGCTTTGGCGGCCTTGGCGTCAAGAAGGTTTATAACTGTCCGCTCAAGCGGATGCCGATCTCGCGCTCGGTCAATATCGAGGACTTCATCGTCTCCAAGGACGTGAGCGACCTCGCCGACGCGCAGCGCGTCACGCACCGGATCAAGATGGCGCCTTCCGTGCTGCGGCGCATGCAGATTGCCAAAGCCTATCGTGACATTGACCTTGGCGCTCCGACCATACAATCCGACACCACCAACGAGATTGACCAAGCCAAGGCAGAGATTGCCGGCGTCCAGCCCAGCTCCGATCCCCGGGACATAGATTACGAAATCCTTGAGTGCTACTGCGAACTGGATCTGGACGAGTTCGCGCCGCGCCAGTTCAAAGGCAAGAAGCTCCCGCTTCCGTACAAGATCGTCATTGAGCGCGAATCCAAGCGCGTGCTTGAGCTGCGCAGGAACTGGAAAGAAAACGATGAGCAGTGCCAAGCGATCGAGTTCTTCGTGGACTACCCGTATATGCGGGCTTTTGGGTTCTATTGTATCGGTCTTCTTCATCTTCTGGGCAATACGACCAAAGCACTGACGGCGCTGTGGCGTGAGTTTATCGACGCTGGCATGTTCGCCAACTTCCCGGGCTTCCTGTATCTGAAGGGAGCGGGGCGGCAGCTTACGAACCAGTTCCGCGTTGCGCCCGGGTCTGGTGTTGGGCTTGATTCAAGCGTTACCGACATCCGACAAGCGGTAATGAATTTACCGTACAAGTCTCCTGATGCTGGTTTCACCCAATTTGTCCAGCACGTCGAGGAGTTGGGCCAGCGCCTCGGCGGCTCAGCCAATCAGCCAACGTCGGAGATCCGGCCCGACGCCCCGGTTGGCACCACGCTTGCCATCATTGAACAGGCATCTAAACCCATTGGCGCGGTCGTCAAGCGGCTTCAGAGCGCGCAGGGCCGCGAGCTACAGCTTTTAAAAGAGCGCTTCCGTGCTGATCCAGAAGCTTTCTGGCGGTTCAACAAGAGGCCAGCCAAAGCTTGGGAGCGCGCTGTCTTCCTCAAGGCTCTTGAGACTTACGATCTGGTGCCTGTGTCTGATCCTAATAATCCGACTCGCATGCACCGTCAGGCGAAGGCCGAAGCCTATCGGCAAGTTGTGATGTCTGCGCCGCAGTTGTTTGATGCAAAGAAGGCCGTTCTGAAGTATGCTAATGAGATTGGGATTACTGGCGTTGAGGAGACATTAGCGCCGAATGGCGGTCAGCCGCAGCAGCCTCCGGTCGATCCTGCCAAGATGGCAGACGTGCAGCATAAGATGGCGAAGCTGCAGGCCGATCAACAGCAGTCTCAGCAAGACAACGCCGTTGATATGCAGAAGCTCCAGCTTCAGCACCAGAACGACGAAGCGGAGCGCCAGAACAAGCTCATCCTGGCAAAATATGCTGAGAGCACTGAGCGGTTGCGCCTGGCTAGCACGGTGGCCATACATTCCAGCGATCTTCAGGCAGCAGAGAGGGCGGCCAACGTCAAGATCGCGTCGGAGCACCTGAAGATTGCCTATGACCACGCGCACGATCGCGAGATGAAGCAGGCAGATCAGGCCCATCAACAGCACCAGGGCGCGGTGTCGCATGAGCGCGCAAAAGAAACGGCTGCCGAGCAACACGAGCGGCAGAAGGAACTGAGCAAGGAAAAGGCAAAGCCCAATGGCAAAAAAGCACAGTGACGAGGCCGAGGACATCGCTCTCATCAAGAGCATGACGGTCAAGACCAATCCGTCAGTGAACGATTTCGATCGCTACACCAAGGGCGAGCCGCGTGGTTGCGTTCCGCTGGAGCGGACGATGAAGAAGCCCGACGCGTATTTTCCAGCCAAGAAAGGACCGAAGTAAATGAAAGGCATCAAACACATCGGCGAGTCCGCCAAGCGCACCGCCGAGATGAAGCAGAAGTACTCGAACAAGGCCGGCTTTGCCAACGGAGGACGCGTGAAGGCGTATCCCTCAATGGAGGCTGGTGCAATGTCCGGCGAGGGCCGGCTGGAGAAGGTCAAGGAATACGGCGGCAACGCGAAGAAGAAGTGATGATCGCTGAAGTCGTAAATCTTCGCAGTTCTCCAGCGCTCACAGATATTGTTGGGCAGCTACGGCAACTTGCTGACGAGATTGAGCAGGGCAAGCATGATGATGTTGAAAGCGTGTTTGTCCTGATCCCGCGTGTCGATGACTATCCAACAGTATTCGGCTGGGGTTGCGTCACGGGAATGTCGGACCCGATCATTCAATGCGAGCTGGCAAAAACATGGTTTTTGACGCAGGTGACTAGCCGATGACCCTCGTCATCGAAACCAAGCTCGCCGAACGACTGCGCGAGAAGATCGACCACGAGGACGAGAGGGCAAAAGAGCTTATGGCCGCAGGCATGCTTCGGAGCTTCGATGAATACAAGGACGCAGCGGGCTATCGCAGGGCGCTCGCTGATTGCAAACGGCTACTTGCGGAAACACTTGAAGACGTCATGAAGGAGTGAGCAATGGCGCGTGTCGCCGTACTGGAGGAGATCGCCAAGGCATCTGACCCGAAGAAGGTGATGATGGCTAAGGCGGGGGACTTGAAAGGCGTTGAGTTGATGGGGAACCGAGTTCTGGTCGCGATCTATGTTGCGCCGGAAAAGACATCTGGAGGCATCATCCGGCCGACCTCGCAGCTTAAGGAAGATGTCTGGCAAGGTCAGGTTGGGCTGGTCCTGAAGAAGGGGGCGGCGGCATTTGAAGATGATCCGCGCGTCAATGTCTACTTCTACGGACAAAACGCGCAGGTTGGAGAGTGGGTTGTATTCCGCCCTGGCGATGCACGGCGCGTCCAGATCAATGGGATGGACTGCCGGTTTGTCGAGGATACGCTGATCGACATGGTGGTGTCCAATCCAGAGTTAATCACACACGACAGCAAGTAGGAGATGGGGATGCACTCGTCAACGTTTGAATACCTCAAGCCATCGGATGAACAAATTGAGCGGATGGCAAAGGTACGCGCGGCCTCTGCGGATTTCGCCGCCGCCATTCTGATCAATGTTCCAGAGGGGCCTGACCGGACGTATGCGATCCGCAAGCACCGAGAGGTGGCTATGTGGTTGAATGTCGCGATTACACGGCATGCGGATGGGTCTCCGCGGTCAAATGAGGCGGCATAGTAAGGGGAGCAAATATGACACTACGTGCACTGAAGAGCGACGAGGAGATCGCTGGCGTTCCGCTCGACCAGCCGGTCTTGATCGAACTGCCTGGCGGGGTTGAACTGGAGGGCGACGGCGCAAGCCTGCCGCCTGAGACGAAGAAGACGGCCGCTCCGGAGATTGACGGCGACGCCAAGAAGCTATCCGAGCAACTGGAAGCCCTCAAGGCAGCCCAGCAGGCCGAGCGTGAGCGTGCGGACCGAGCGGAGCGGGAAGCGGCAGAAGCCAAGCGCGCCGCTGCAGACCGTGCCAAAGAGGTAGAGGAGGCCCGTAAGCGATCTCTCTCGCTTGAGGGCGACATCATCACGGGCGGGCTACAGGCTGCTCAGAACGACCGCGACGCGGCCAAGGCGGCCTTCCGCTCAGCTTATGAGGCTGGAGACGCGCTGCGGCCATGGCTGAGGCGCAGAGCCGGATGGGGCGGGCCGAGGCCAAGATCCTGGCGTTGGAGTCCGGCGCGGCCGAGGTCGCCGAGCGCAAGGAAGCCAAACCTGAGACGCGGCAGGAAACCCGAACTGCCCCCACTTTTGAGGAGCAGGTTCGGTCCAATCCGCAACTCATGTCCACTGAGCGGGATTGGATGCTGAAGAACAAGGCTTCATTCAGCGATCCCGATTTCAATCGCAAGCTTGAGTTTGCCTATCAGGGCGCAATCCAGAAGGGCGTCGTTCGCGGCAGCCCGGAGTATTTCGACCATATCGAGCGCGCAACAGGCTTGAAAGCGGCGCAGTCAGAGGAGAACGACGATTTGTCAGTACAGGCCCCAGTAAGCCGGTCGGAGCGCACCGTGGATGGGCGATCGACGTCCAGCAACCGCGTGACCCTGACTGCAGAGGAGCGTGAAATCTGCCGGTCGATGGGCATCAGCGAGATTGATTACGCCCGCCAGAAGGTGGCGTTCTCTGTAGCCCAAAAGAACGACCCCGAGCGCTATTCGAACCGAGGCTAAGAGGAGCACACATGGCCCGAACTTCAACCCGACAGACTGCCCCCCGCGCTGAAGCCGCACCTGCCGCTCATGGCCGATCGCGTCTTCGCAAGAACGCATCCCAGCGCTCTATCCTCGACCTTCCGTCCGAGGTCGTCAACAAGATCAAGCTGGATTACGGCCGCGATCTCCAGTGGGTGACCTATGAAGTGCTCGGCAAGAGCGAGCCTGCGATGCGGCAAGACTTCGAGATCAATGGCTGGGAAGCCGTGACCCAGGACATGTTCGACGGCTTGCTCGACGGCATGTACATGAAGCGTGGCGAGAAGGGCGAGATCACCTACGGCGGCATGGTGCTCATGGAGCGCCCGTATGAACTGACCGAGGAGGCCAAGGCGGAAGAAACCAAGGCCCGCGTCAACGCCATGAAGGCCCAGGAA